GGAGCCATCAGCATCACGATATCTTTGGCGTTGACCGCTCCGAAGGTAGCCTTGCGAATCTGCTGGACTACCTTGTTGACGATCTTCTTCAGGACGAAACCGTTGCCGGAACCGTCAGAGGTGCCAGTATTGGCAAAGCCACCACCCAGGTTAGTAGCGGTATCAGTGTTGCTGCCCCAGGAAGCACCCGACAGGGCAGTCGATACCGCCATAGTGCGGGCAGTCATGGCCCGAACAGCCTGGAAGCCGCTATTGGTAGCCACGATATCCCAGGAGGCTTGTTCCACCGCCAGGTTACCGACAGTGAACTCAAAGCTCTTTCGGGTAGTGGCGATGGGGTTCCAGGTGAACTCTGCCACGTTGTTGTCAGAGGTCGGTCGCTTCTGACCGTCAGGCCAGATCACGTCACGAAGATCGGAGTTGGTGAGTCGAACAGCAGCCGAACCATCCACAAACAGGTAGTAGGCTTGGTTCTTGGGAGTCGGAACCAGCTGGATGTAGCGGTTCAGAGCGAATGAATCGACATTGCGGGAATAGCCCACGATGAGGTTATCCTGCACCATTGCGGGAATAAACGCATTCGTTCCCGAAGGCATAGATTGAGCCATGACGTTTCTGTCCTCATGGCGAACCCCACGCCGCCCCTAAGTTTCCAAGTGCCAGGTCTGAGGGGCAGGTCAGACTCTTCGGGAGCTACCCTAGGCACTCGTTTTTCAGATCACTAAGACACGGACGGAGCAAACGGGAAGATCACCACACGGCATTCACCAATGTCATTGGCAGCTACCGTCTCTTCAGCAATCGCACCGATCCACTGCATGTTCTGTCCAGTAGAAGCCGCAGTGATGCCCTGACCACTGGCATCTGTTTTGAGCAGATCGCCAGCAGTCCAGCCACCAGAGCCGGCTTGCAACTGGGCACGTTCACCAGGCAGGAAGACCATGATGGGATCGCCATCAGTGTCGGATGCCACAGTGGTCGAGCCAGTGACGCCAGGAGGATATTTGGTGCCAGTCTGAGAAATGCCGAGAACACGCTCGCCGGCAACACTGGCTTGAAGAAGGGTCTGATCTTTCGACGTCGAAAGTTTGACAAATCGAGCCGGGTTGATCGTTCCGCCCGCTACGAATGTTCCAGCAATCGATGGCATGAGTTACGCCTCATGGCCAGCCCCAAGCCGTCCCTGTTTTTCCGTCATCTGGCCGCAGGACATCGCAGCCGTTTTGGGAGCTACCCTAGATGACGCTTGCTTGATCGTTCGTTACTTCTTGCCAGCCTTCAGACGCTGGTACGCTTCCATCGTGTTGCACTTGTGCTCTTTCGCATAAGCCAGCACCGCAGGTCGCATCTTCTCGTATTCGGTTGCATCGTCGCCATTGCTTGCAGGAGTATCATCCACAGGGATGAAGCCACCAGCAGCAGCCGAGCGAGCGTAGCACTTCTTGATCTTGTTCAAATGGACTTCAAAGGCCTTTTCATCAAGCTCCTCCGAATCCTTGAGTTCCGTGGCAACATCAAGCACGACGCCTTCACCCTTCAGCTTCTCGAGGGAAACCTGTCGAGCTTGGCGAGCGTAGAGCCGCTGGGCTTCGGTGGCCTTGCGGACGGCCTCATCACGTTCAATCTGGAGCTTTTCATAAGACTCCTTCGAATAGGTCTTCACCTCGTCAGGGACGAAGGTATTGCCACCGCTGGGGGCAGCCTGGAACAACTCTGGGGAGCCAGAGCGGGCCTGATCGATAAGCTGTTGCAGCCCATCGAGAAACTTGCTCATCATATCGGGAACCTCACTCAGTTGGTAAAGACGACGATTCCCGCCCCGGCTGTACACCATGAGCTGGCATCCGTCAGAAACCGCTAGACGTTGTTCAGTTGGGCCCTCGTCCGGCAACAGCAGCCCCAGGTCAAGCTGAGGAGTGCGGGCCAGAAGAGAGACGGGATCAATGATCATGTCATCCGTCCACAGCTCAATCGAGCGGTGGGGGAACTGCATAGCCTTCGAGTACAGATCAGGCTTGTAATAGAAGTCGGCCAGAATGCCGAGCTTCTGCTTCGGGCCAAAACGACCAACCCGATAGTTTCGAGCATAGCCCACATGGACTATCTCTTCTTCTTTGCGGCCAGGAGTGTGGCCAATGACAATAGAGGTGGGAGTACCGTTCTCAGTCGCCCGACGGTTACTGTTGGTAGCCAGTCGGTTCAACTTCTGCCGATCCCAGGGCTCGCCCGTTTTCGGGTCCGTATGCTCTACAAACACAGGAACGCTATGCCGGACAATGTACTTGCCCGGTTGATCCAGTTCCCGCAAAGCCAGAAGTGTGGGATCAGTCTTGGTCAATGCACCTTCCATGGGGTAAAGCACGGCCATCCTTGGCCTCGGCAATCCCTTGCCTTGCTTCACCGTAATTGCATTGTGCATACTAGGTCAGGAAGTTCAGAAATTATTCTTGAAAATCTTGGTCAGCGGATGTAAGTAGTGGATGCAGCATAAACGCAAAGGTGATCTATGTGGCTTGTTCAACTCCAAACGCTAGCAGACCGCACCCTGAAGTACCTAGGTTTGCAGCGTATTCCTCAGGTTCATGATTGGCGTGAGGTCTACCATGCCCAGGACGTTCGAGGTAACAGTGTGCTTCGTATCGTCTGGAATGAGTCGCCCTATGACGATCCCGGGCATAATGCACTTGGTTACGTTTACTATGAAGGTGGTGGGCTAGAAGACCTAAGCGATGAGTGGTGGTTTCTTATCCCAAAGACGTGGGACTATAAGGAAGCATTAGCTGCCTATGAGATCGCTAAATCGAAGGGAGATCGTAATAACTGGCGAAAGGTTTACGAAGCAATGCCATAGCAGGTATCAATTCCTGCCAAGTCTGCTGTGATTACTTAGGAGGGAGCATGGAGCCGACCAAAAGAGGAATCGAGAAGTTCCCGCCTGATGGCAAGTATGAAGATATGCCATGCACTTGCAAGGATGATTGCGCCGACGCTTGCAGAGGAGACTGTGGCTGTAAGTTATGTTTCACTTTGTACTGTGATTCAATGGAATACGACTAAGCCGACACCTTCACCATCTCCCGATACAACTCTGGCAAAAACACCGGACGACGAACACACCGGCACTTAGCCCCGCCTTCGCAGATCGACCCGGGGAAAGGGCCAAATCCACTGAGATAGTACCCAGCCGCATTGTGGCAGGGCTGACACGTGTTGCCGTCATCCTTGGGGATGTACTGGACCAGCCAGCCAAACTCCGCAGGCTTGGCAGCTTCCATCTCTTCGTAGAACAGACCTCTTGCCGAGCCAGAGTACAAGTCACATCGGGACCTGATCGCATCTTCCGATGCAGGGGCAGGCTTCTGCAGGTTGACGTTCTCACCAGCTACCGTCTTACCCACGAAGATGGCATTAGCGAACCGATCGACGTACTTGGCTTCTCGCTCGAGGATATCCTTGATCCGTTGCAATGGCGGGATCTTGCTGCCACCGAGCAGACCTTGAGACATCACCAGCCGCTTGACGATAGACCAGAAGCCGGTACGCCACGTAGCTAGCGAGATAGCCCCGGTGATCCACAGGGCGGCCAGCAGTCGGTTCTTCTTTTCGAACTCGTCTTGCAGCTTTTCGTGAGTACGCAGCCGCTCATCGATAGTCATCGAGGCGATACGGACCTGGGCTTCTCGCCAGGTCGAGTTATGGTTGCTGCTACCGAGTGCCAGGCTGAGGAGTTCAAGGAAGATGAACTGCCAGTCTTCCGGCTTGATCGAGACGTCGAGCGGTTCACGCCCGGGCAGATCGTTGATATCGACCGAGAGACGACGGGACAACGAATAGGCTTGCCTGCTGGTCAGGTAGCCACCATCGACCGCAGCACGAAGAGCCAGCTTGAATACGTCATCAGGGGCTTTCACCACCACACCCCATTAGTTGCAAGTAGAGCATACACGCCGAGAGCAGCCAGGCCGATGAGCAGGGCGACACAGATCACCAGGAACAGCCGGAGGATACGACCGAGCAGGAGACGCATGGCCTATACCTCGCTTAGCCGTTTGCCCGTCTCAGTGTCGTACTTGGGCTTTCGAGTGCCAGCACCGTGGAAGATATGCTTCTGGGCTTCAGCAGTCTTGGCCGCCTTATGTCGTCGCTCCTCAGCATCCATCTTGGCCTTGAACTTCTCCGCAGCACTCATGCCCGACGATTCCCCAGCTATGCCGCTTTGCTGTGCAGAGGAAGCAGGCGTCTTGGTACCCTTGGGAGGCAGCATCAGACCGCTACCAGCCTGGGCAGCCTTGGCAGCGAACGCAGCATGGGAACGGTCGGTATCTTCCTGGGTAGGAGCAAAGGGACTTGGCACATTCTCGCCAAACTCAAATGAGTCATCGCCTGCCACTTCAGCCGATTCACCTTCCGGCATCGGTCGCCCAGCATCATGCCATTCCTGCAAAGCCTGATCTTCAAACACTGCAAGAGGAGGATGAGGTTGAACGCCTGCCTTCAGCATATCCCATAGCTTTTCCTGATTCGCCGTATTCTCGGCGTGATCGTAGCCCGATCCAGATTGCGACTGGAAATGACCTGGGAACGCATTGGCCACTTCGGCGGCCGCTACGTCGAACCCAGGCAGAGCATTGTAGTCATCCGACTTGAAAGCCTTATGGCTGCTGTTGAACGCTTTACCGTTTAGACCAGTCAGCAGCTTGGCAGCGTGCTTGATAACCTCGTTTCGTTCGTTGTTCGATGCCTTCGCCTGTTCATGCAGTTGCTTGGCATAGTCACGTACCTGATCATGGGCACCGAGGCCGCCGATCTCGGTCATGTAGTCTTTGAGGGACTGGCCTGCTTTGCGAGCGGGTAGGTCTTCGGAGGCCTGGGCAGGTTGTTCAGCTACTACCTCGTCAACCGCCGCTTGACCGTCGTCCACCCCACGTTCTTCCACATCATCGGCTTGGCTCTCTGCAGGTTCTCCAGCATCATTTCCAAGTGCTCCACCCGTTGATGCAGGCTTATCAGCACTTCGTTGATTATCTTGAACTGCTCCACCGCTTGGGGCACTCGGTTCAGGCTGATCTTGTCGCTGGGAGTCTTGAGATTCAGCATTAGCCTTCCCCTGATGACCTCGCAGCTTATCCTCAATGAACGCCAGTGCCCTCGTCTTGCTGGTCTTTGAATTGATCATCATGCCATGCTGGGCAGCCACGGCCACGACCTGGGCCTTAAGTAGCCGCTTGTCTGCATTCATCACATGGCTGAGAACACCCTCGCCCGATAGCGTCTTGTTCGATTCCCCACGCAAAGCACGATCGAGCGAGGCCAGGGCCCCTTGTGTGGCTAATCCCTTCCGAGGGTTGCCCACGCTTCGATTTCCCTTGCTATCTTCGCGCTTGGCTTGGTCGTCCGGCTCTTCCTTCTTTTGTCGCCCTTCTCCTGGACTCTTGTACTGGATGGTGCCAGTCTTCGTATTTCGCCATCTCTTGCCGCCTCTTGGCCCCTGCTCTTCGGTCCAGTCTTCCTTGGCGTAGGTTGTGGGATCTCCGTCATCGCCTGACATATCGTCGAGCTGGCCGTCGGCCTCCCCACCAGTGCTGATATTGCCAGTACCACCAGGCTGAACATATCGTACCCCGCCTTCCTGATCGAGTTCTTCCAGTTCCCCGTTGTCCACCATATCGGCCAGGTGATGCAGTTGTTCCTCTTCCGGAATGCCCTGCTCGCCCAGGTACGACCGGGCTTGCTGCAGGTCCATGCCAGCCTGGGCACCAATCTGAGCCTGATACATGTCAGCCAATGCAGCCTGATGAGCAATCTCGGGATTACCGAGAGTCTTCTCGCCTTCCTTGGGCTCTGGAATGTTCGCCAGTCCCAGGACGCAGCTTTCTGGTATCTCAGCCCCCATATCGTAGGCCTGCTTGACCGCTTGCAGACCCTTCTCAGGATCAACCTTCGTCAGTACCGTTTCACAACGTAGCCCGTAGTCTGTATGCGGTTCATTCAGTTCAATGAGCGTGTTGAGAATCTGCTGAGTCTCAGTCTCGTTGAGATTCTTGGCATCATATCGGTGGATGCATTCCTTGACCGAGGCCTGAAGATCAGCCACGCCGCTACCCAGGCCAGTGGCCCCGCTCTTGCTGCTCAGGTCCTGCCCGATGATCAACCGGGTCAGGATGGCGTTGAAATAGCCATCGATCCAGCCGCTGAAGATATCATTGCCAGTGCCACTTGGCTCCACCCGCTGTACGATATTCGTCTGCTTGTCAGCACCTGGGGGAATTGGCAGGTAAACGACCGTTGCCCGCTCTTTGAACGCTGCCTTGGCATTGGTCAGGCCGCTTGGGTTGCTCTGGTCATAGCCCACAATCGTCAGGCCGCCGGCACCCATCATCTCGAGGTACGACAGCAGCCATTCCATTACTTCCTGACGCAACCACCAGATCCAGTAGCAGTAATGACGAAGACCCACGCCGCCGACCGCACCGGCGAGCTCGGGCTCCATATAGTCAGCGTCTTCTATCTCATGTACGTGAACAGCGAACCTGGAGCGATATTCAGGTTTATCTAGAATTAAAACTGTGCCCTGATCGCTCCAGGTTGTATTGACATCAGGTCCATCTATCGTGGCTCCCTGATCCTTCAGCGTATTTGCAAACTTCGGATTGATGCGGATAGCCGGCGTACCATCCTCACGAAAACTGATCTTATCGCCGTTGACAGGCTTCCAGGCAGTAATGCCCGTCATTTCCTCGCCCGACACGTTCACCTTGCCGAACGCAAATTGCACACCATAACGGCCAAACCAGACCGCTTCCAGCAGGCACTTTCGCAACTGCAAGAGCCTAGGAGTCTTCTCGATCAACTTCTGATACTTCGTGGCCTGATCCTTGTAGGTATCGTCGTCGCTCTTGACGCACCACTCCGCACCGAGCACCGGCAGCGTTCGAGCTTGCAGCAGGCTGAGAATGTGCCCATCCCGCCGCATGGCCAGGGCATCAGGCTTGCTACGCTTGAGTGCTTCGTCAAACGAGAAACGATAGGTCCGTGCAGGAGTCTGAAACTCCGCTACGAACTGCTTCATATGCGGAAGCAGCATAGCAGGCGGTTGCTGGGCTTCCTGCTGAGATGGATCGGTTTCGGGAGTTGGGGCAGCGGTTTCCATCTGCCCCATTATGCACATTAGGTCGAACTAGCCGTGGGATTCTTGGCTACTATGCTTCACTTAGATATTCAGCAAACAACTTGACGTACTTCAACGCCAATTCACGACCAACCTTGTTATGAATACCCGCACCACTTTTCAGTGTAATCTTAGCAACATCAGGCGTATCATCAGACACCCAAACGGATGCCACGGTATCCCACCTGATGATACCAACCATACCGTCAGTATTTGAATGAGTCATTGCAGGAATAGCCATCACGCACCCCTCTTAATCTGGTAAGTTACAGTGACGATGCTACCGTTCACTTCAACATTCACAGGAACGCCATACACCTCGGAACCAGTCACAAACGATCCATGTATTTTCCTCACGCCAGCCGCCCACTTTTGCACATCTTCATCACTGATACTGTCTTTGTTTTCTTCCATCACTAACCTCCAAAAAAGCAGCAAGGGCTTAGGCCAGTTAGACACGCAACAGAAAGTGATGATAATATCAAAGTCCGTTGCTAAGCCATCTGAGAACGCCTCAGATTCAGCCCATGCCGCTTTAGATCGATTTCCGCTTATTCCCACTCAACACCGACCACAGGTAAGACGTCGAACAGCCCGACACCTTAGCATTGTTCGCTTGACTCATGCCAGACGCAGCACGTTGCTTCATGGCAGCTATCTGCTCATCAGAAAACTTGCAGTTACCATTCGACTTACCGCACCGAGCATACGACCGCTTCACCTTGTTCCTACGTCTTTTGGCAGGAAGCCTGGCTTCGCTGTACCATCGTGTCTCGAAACTGATCGGCAGGCCGTTATGGTTGCCCGTTGTGCTGATCACTCGCATGGGTTGAATCCTTTCACCAACCCCTTAAACCCGCCCACTGCCACTGTCAAGCGTCGTCCATGGCATTATTCAAAACAAAGGTAAGCCCATCAGCCTGTTGTTGCGACAGATCATCGAGCACTATTTCTCCAGTACTGTCCCTGATGCAGAATCCCCAACCTTGCTTGGTTTCACGTCCGCACTCATAGCATGGCTGAAAATCAGGAACCATTGACGCATACCACGGACCCTTGCCAAATACATCTTCTGGAATAATTACCATGTTACTGTCTCCCTAATCCAGCCCGCCTTGGTCCTGAATGAAAGTCCTCAGTCTCAATTACCCCATCCACACCTGGATAGCAAGCCAGGATCAACGCTTCCGCTGCATCAGGTGACCGGCCTATCCTTTCCCTGATCTCATCCTTGTCCTCAACCTGGACCCCGCTGGCAGTGTACTTCCACCGTGCACTGGTCAGGTCGCTCAATAGCTCTTGATCGGGAGGCAATGCGAGGTTATCACCTCGGTCAGGATCGAGCATATCCCGCATGTTCCACCAGAGCCATGCCCTGACGTTCCGCATCTTCATCCGGCCAGCCCGGTCACGTGCCGTCGTGCCTGCCCCAAAGATCACACCATTGACACGAATCCCAGCCATGATCGCCAGGTCTGTCGGGCTTGACCCTACGCCAGTTGCATCGATATTCGTCGTGGCCCGGTGAACGTCCGTCTCACGATCCAACGCCTCTTGCAGCAGTCTGAGAATATGCTGGCCATCCGGAGTATCACGCCCAGGGTGCCGCTCGAGCGGCGGGAACCACGTACCGTACCGCTTGCAGATCACCGTCTTGTCACGCCCGCCACGTGCCACGTCTAGCCCGATGGCAGACAAGTAGTCTTCCCTGCCATCAGGCTTCCACCGTGCCATGGCTGCTTGTATCCAGGCCGTCGGTATCACTTGCCACTCATCATCCTTACGGCCTACGCCGAAGTCACCGTTACGCATCATCGACCGTAGCGGCTCAGGCAGGCTATCCAGTACCGCATCGTAGCCAGTCGCCATATAGACGGGGTTATCATCGACCAGAGCGGGGATAAATGTCCTTGACCATGGACGAATGGTTCTGCCCTTATGTTCGAACGGTTTTCCGTCTTCACGCTCGACTTGCTGTCCATCGACCCGGGCATACCACCGCAGTTCCCCAGGCTTAGCCCTGGTCCCATGGTAGGTGGGATCGATCCATGGTGCCCAGCGTCTCAGCACCCATTCGCCCTCAGCAGTCTGAGGAGGATTACCCGTCAATAGCTTGGTACACTTCTGGCCTACAATTGGGGTACGATTCCATGCCCCGATGAAATCATACTGTGATTCGAGGAAATCCGTTCCTTCGTCAAATCCCTTCAGGTCATGGGCACGACCCTTGTACTTCTGCTTATCGCTATCATTCTCGCATCCACCGAACTCCAGCACCCTGTCCCCAGGTATGCCCTTCCATATTTTGCTGGACCCGTTGAAGTTAGCCAGCCCATCGAGAATATCCCTGCTATTCTGAATTAACTCAGTCAGCTGGGTAGCCTCACGACGCAGGATCAGGCTTCTACGATGCTTCGTAATGGCCAAGCCCAGCAACAGAAACGACTTGCCACCGCCAGCACCACCACCATAGAAGATTTCATCGGCCTTGCAGTGGTAGGCCATGGTCTGAGGACCGGGGAACGGCACCCATACAGGAGGCTTCCAGTCGCCCATCAAGCGTAGAATCTCTGCCTTCGTCGCCTCATCACCGTGGGCGAACACATACGCCAGGTCTTCCTTGCTGGGGAATAGCACCTAGTTCATATCCGCAGAAGTGTAGATCCAACCTTGCTTACGTCCCGCACTCGTTACCGAGTCAAGCAGCAGCCTTGCCACCTTATCCGCCAAGCCCGGGCAATCATCCACCAGCCGAGTAGATACGCCAGCCAATGGTGTCAGCTGCTTACCATCCACGCACAGAACGAACGCCACCACGTCGGGATCATCGGCAAAGGCTTGCACCTGGAGCTTGGCGGGTTGCAGGTTCATTATCGCTTAACCGCCTCTCGAATCGTCTTATATGCCACGAATATCAGGAGGCAGCCAATTGCCGCGGGCGTCAAAGCAATAAGCAAGGTGACAATTTCACCGTGAGCGTACATCTCCCACAGGCCGATAGCTACGTAAGAGATTTGCATGGCGATATACGCCACAATGAGGCAGCAGAAAGCAGCAATTACTCTCAACATCACTTAGCCCTCGCCACCCAATGACCTGCATACCCGCTATCCTTGTGATAGAAGTACACCTCAGCCGCCTGCTGATCGTCGATATACCCGTTGTCATAGTGCCAGCTGTCGGTACCACTCAGGCTCTTGATCACCCTTACCGTAGACCCCTCAAACGTGTCAACCGGCTTACTCATCCACGCCTTGCGACAATGCAGATGACCAATGAACCAATCAGTGCACGTAGCCTTGGAGTGATCTTCCCGCCGTTCTTTGGCCATCAGGTTTGGCAGCTTATCCGGCTTGATCTTGTCACCATGCGTAAAACCCAGCAGGCTCTTGCCGTAGCTGTAGTATTTCCGGCTCGTCGGTTCCACATCGACGTTGACGCTATCAACCAACCGATAATGAGTCTTGATCTCTCGGCACAGGTGATAACTCGTTGTAGGATCATGATTCCCAGGCACGTAGAGCACGTCGACCGGAGCAGTAAGTAACAGCCGATCAATGGCCTTGATCGATGCCCAAACGCCCGTTTCGAAGATCTTGGCATACCTGCCGTCGACATCCTGGGGAGTGCCGGCATAGGTCGTATTCTTGCTGTTGTCTATGTGGAAGTAGTCGTTACCAATGGGAAGTAGCCAAGAGCCCACGGTCTTTCCTCGAGCGTGCTCCAATAGTTCTTCCACTGCTTGATCGAAACGTTGCTCGGCAATTTGCAAGTCATAGTTGTTTTCGGTATCCCGATGCCAGGCGAGCTTACCGAAATGGACATCAAATAGTCCAATGACTCCGCAGTATTCGCCCTTGGCTTTCGGCCTGTACGCCTTCGGATACTTCGGGCTGTACTGCTGCCGCCGCTTGTCAATCGCTTCCTGGGCTTGCTGGATGAACTTCGCATAGATACGCCTTAGATAGACCTTAACTCGATAGTTCTGTGTCTGCCTGATCGACTTGTCAGCATCACGCACCGTCGTATTCCAGGCCACGCACTCGACACGATCCACAAACCAGACCGTCAGATCGATCTTGCACTGCTCGATCAGGTCACGATCATTGCGTATCGGCTTGCTGGTAAAGCCAGACCATACCGCAGTCTCACCAGATTCTGACCAGCCTTCCTGCTTGTCATCAGATGGCGTATCGATTCCATCTATAGCACGTTGAACCTGCCGAGCATGCAGGCCAGTCTCCCGCATGATGTAGCGATACGACTTGCCTTGCTGGCGTAGCAATCGAGCCTGGGCGATCTTCTGCTCATCTGGCATGCTCTCGTCCTTGAGAATCTGTGACGCCCCACCGATTGCCCTTACGCCATCAAGTAGTGATGCAGCAGGAATCCAGTGACCAAGCACACTGGACCAAAGAAGAATACTGGCAACGTATCGCTGTTATCTTGGGTGCATTCACTTACTATAAATGCAACCACAAAGCCAGCCATCAGTGAACAAGCCGCCAACCCAACCCACGCTAGAAATAGCATCACGCCCTCCCCAATGCCCTAAGAACTCGCTCCACATGAACGCCTTGCTTGACATCCACGCTATCCACCAGGATCACCGTCCAGCCCAGCAAAGATGCTTCGCTCCACTTCTCGTAATCTGCCCGCTGCCTTGGTCCCCGGGAATGAGCACCACGCTTGCCCGATTGCATGTAGGTGCCGCCATTGACTTCGAGCATTACCTTGATTGTGTCAAAATCGCCTGGGCTATGATGCACTTCAAATTGAGGCCAAGCAAAGTCAGCCAGCCACTTCCTCTCAGGATGAAATCGGTACTGCTGATGGCAGCCTTCAAGCAGGCCCAGTGCCTTCAGATCGAATGCCACCTTGGCTTCGAGCTTGCTCATCGCAGCGTCACCCCCAGCCACTTGACGCAAAGTTCCTTGCCCTCTTCCAAGCTATCAGCGTGATTGTGTGCACCGTGCAACGTAGCGTTTACACAAACGGCATGTAGATTTCACTTGGCCCCCTCCAGTTCCTTTTCCAGACGTGCAAGAGCCCTCCAAGCCACCTTGGTCGAGTGACGCACACCATCCGTATCGATCTTGTCAGGCCCCAGTGAATCGATGAAGTGCCGTATCAGGGCATCATCATCATCCGTGCTCTTGCTACGATCCCAGTGGAGCTGAGTGCCGGGGTTGTGTTGTTCGTTGCCAACATAGCTACAATGGGCGATGGCCTTCATCGAGAGCGGGAAGTAGGCGAGAACGCCCGAGGCTACTGGCTGCTGCTTGCGATCAGGCTTCTCCGCCCGCTTACTCAGCAGCTCACTCTGCTGGGCGATACGATCCGCCATCGCCAGTATCGTCTTGCTTTCCGCTTCCTTAACCGTTTGCATTCTCGCCTTCCTTGGCTTCTGTTATCGCAGGCACCTGGGCAATCTCCGCTTGCCTGGCCTTCACGCTCAATATCAGCAGGTTGATCTTCTCTAGCCGCTCCTCGTCGCTCATGCCCACCGTCTCTATCGGCCCACCATCACGACCTGTCAACTCGATCTTTTCCTTGAGCATCCCGATATGCTTGGCCAACAGCTCCAACGCTTTCACCCGGCTAGCTGCAGTGGTATCGGGCCCCTTGCCTACCGCTTCCCTTATCAACCTCTTGATGATCCAGGTTGCACTCAGCTTGTTACGTTTGGCCTTATCCTCCATTGCTTTAGACACGGCGTCTAATACAGGCTTTCTACGCAGCAACTGCTTGGCTACAGATTCAGCAGAATGCTCTGAGTATCCAGCCCTGATGGCAGCCTGGGTACCGTTCAGGTCTTTCTGATACTCTGTAATGAAGAGTAACTGTCTATGATTCAGGGGTTTCGGTGGTCTTCCAGTCTTAGCCATGACCTTGATTATGCAGGCTAGGTCGATGGTTTAGCGTCTTGGCCTTTGGGTGATGTTCATCTTCTCCCTGACCAAGGCAGCACGTTTCTGCAGTTCAATCGCTGCTTCCTGCTCTGGATTCAAGGAATGCTGAGGCTTAAGCATGTACTCAATAAGATAATCAACTAGTTATTTCAAGTCCCGTGCGTAACGAGCAGTGTGTCACAGGACGATGCAGATGCCCTCAATCTCCTCACCATGTGATCTTATATGCAAAGTGGTGATGCTTCCTCAGGCCTTACTTTGTAAATCGACATAGGCAGGTTTCATGAGTCTTCATTAGAAGGGGCCCCTGGGTGAATAGAGTAGGGACACTCAAACTTCGTAGTCGAAGCAATGGAATAGCGAACAAGCTTGAGGACCAGGATCGTCCGGCACATGACTGGTTTCGCTTCGTACTCTCTTTTCCACCACATTTGGTTCGGGAGTACCTGACACAGTTTGACCTGACAAAGAAGCAGAAAGTTTTAGACCCGTTTTGCGGTACTGGCACAACTGTCGTCGAATGCAAGAAGAATGGTTATCCTAGCGTTGGTCTCGAAGCCAATCCATTCGCCCATTTTGCTGGTTGTGTAAAGATTAACTGGGATGTAAAGCCAGAGGGTCTTCTGAGACATGCAACGCAAATAGCAGAAACAGTTTTAGAACGACTTGAAGAAGACGGTGTACCTGACCTACCTCTTACCGAAACTGACAGGTCGATGCTTCTTTTCGAACCGCATGTCAGAAAGCAGCAATCAATATCGCTTCGCGAACTACCTATTGAAGAGGCCAAACTCTTACTGGCTAATTCGATAAGTCCCAAACCACTACATAAGACGTTGCTGCTCCTAGACCAAATTCGCTCCTCACAGCGGAGCCAATACTCCTCATTCGAAACGCTCGCATTAGCGAAAACCCTTGTTTACTCAGCGAGCAATCTGCACTTCGGCCCAGAAGTTGGTGTAACTACTCCCAAATCAGATGCTGCAGTCGTGACTCCTTGGATAAACCAGATTAAGGAGATGGTAGCCGACTTAAAGCTACTCAAAGATAGAGCGTCTACGCCAACCGAGATCGTATCCGCAGATTCTCGATTCGCTCATCAGGTACTTAATCCAAAATCAATCGATGCGGTAATTACCTCACCACCCTATCCGAATGAGAAGGATTACACTCGAACTACGCGGCTTGAATCCGTAATACTTGGTTTCGTTAAAAGCATGGGTGACTTGCGAGCGCTAAAGAAAGGGCTAGTTCGGTCAAATACTCGAAGCGTTTATAAGGATGACATTGATGATCAACTCGTCAGTCAAAACAAAAAGGTTCAGGCCATCGCAGCCGCGATTGAGGCACGACGAATTGAACTAGGTAAGACTTCTGGATTTGAAAAAATGTATCATCGAGTTGCAAAGCTCTACTTCGGTGGAATGGCTCGTCACTTTGAAAACTTGCGAACCGTACTGAAACCCGGAGCTAGGCTGGCCTATGTTGTTGGGGACCAGGCTTCGTATCTAAGGGTAATGATCCGAACTGGCGAAATCTTAGCAGAGATAGCGGAGACAGTTGGTTACAAGTGCGAACGAATCGATCTCTTTAGAACTCGACTAGCAACGGCAACAAAGGAACAGCTAAGAGAAGAGGTCTTGGTGTTGCGGTGGGACGGTTACCCACCCAGCAGAAGATTCGATCATATATCCGCTGAGGGATAACTACGTGATCTCTTGAATCAAGGGATTGATGGCAGAAGGGACAGGACATAGTTCACCGGTATCGTTGAGTGTTTACGCAAGGGTAGTATTCCGAGGGCTTGTATGTGCCCTCACGTCCCCGCTGTTTTGCTTATACTCCATCGCACCAGCTCATCGAATGACATAGAACGCCAACATGAGCCACCAGGCTGCTTATCGCAGGTTCCTCACGGAGTAGAGTCGGTTTCCCCGACCCCATTGTTTCTCTTCGCCAGTGCCCTGGGTGTTGCGTTATCCCCGGCTTCCTGTTTACGAAGTGCAAGCAGCGTACCAACTATTACCCAGCATTATCGCTGTATCGCTTGCATACCACCAGAGCGGTGCCCGCAGGCCGTTCCGTCCAGTCGGCTTTTTACCCGCTTGAAAGTCCGAGTGAAAGCCGGGAAACATTGACTTCGACATGGGGCACTGATTATGGCTACGCCAGGTAATCGATCCCCTAACCACAGTCGGGCAGTCGCTCGTCAGGAGCAGTATGGACTAACGATTATGCAAACTAGGTCAGCTAGTACGGAACATCTTCAGCAGATTCTTGCGACTGAGCCGGCTGCCCCTGACGCTTGGGACCACGATCGCCGACAATCTGATAGTTATCGGTATTGATCACGATCTTGCTTCGCTTGGTCCCATCCTTGGCCTGCCAGGATTCTTGCACCAGCTTGCCTTCGATGAATACCGCCGAGCCTTTGCCCAGGTTGTTCGATGCATTGGTAGCCTGCTTGCGGTCGCCACGGTCAAAGATCTGCACGTCAATGAAGCTGACTTCACTACTCCATTTACCGGTAGCAGCGTCACGCTTACGAGCGGACTCTACTGCCAGGCCAAACTTGCAGACTGCACCGCCATTGGGGAAGGTGATGAACTCGGGATCTCTTGTGAGATGACCCATGACCAAGACTTTGTTCAAATGTGGCATGTTGCCCTCACTATAGGATTAGGTAAGGGCTCCTTAACTCATGCTGATCTTGGTTTCAACTAGACTTTCTGGATTTTTTCCGTGAAGTTTCGTTCGTTCGGTGTTTAGTCGTCTCGTAGCATTCCTGGCTTTGTTTTTTCCCAGTATTCTAATGCCTTGTCCAACTCAGCTGCTTCTTCTTGCGTGAATTGTTGTGGTTGTCGGCTTGGCTCTGGATTCTTGAGCCTGTGCAACTCTTCCTCAAGCTCCCTCACCCTCTGCCGCAGGTCGGAGAGTTGCTGCTTGAGTTGCTTAACCTCGTTCGCTGTAATAGGTATCAACTCTGCTCGTCGTATTTTGCATCCAACATGAACGCCAACAGACACCACCGCAAATGGGCCATGCCAGTCGTACTCTTCAATAACGCATTCGATTAAGCACTTGTTGCCATTTTGTGGCAATTCCGGCAGCTCAACCTTCCCCTCGTCGCCCGTCGTCATGGCCTTACTCCTCTTGATTCCGTGGATGCAATCGCAACTCTTGTTCATCATTGGAATGCCATCACGGTAATAGAAGTCAATGACTCCAGTATTGCCGCAATCTCGGCACATCTTAATAGCTGGTCTATACACTGCCATTAACCACCTCGCCCGTCGTCATGGGTGTGCTCCTGAGTTAGTAGTATCTTCTAAGAATGGATACTCTTCACGACGATAAGCCAACACTGGCTCAAATATCGTGTAGTCAAAATATATGTAAGGAATCCAGTACACTCGCATCACGTCCCCTCCCCCTTCTCCCCGCTGAGAATGGCCTGGGCTTTAGCTTCATGTTCATTCCACCACTTCAATGCTTGCGATCCACCCCGGGAATTGGCAAGGTCACGCTGCGCCAAGTGGCTCCCGGCGTCGATGAAGTCTCTAAGTATTTCGGCAAGAGCATCGTAATCAGAGGCTTTGACGTAATCGCCATCAGTGAACTCTAGCAAATCGTGTTCGCCATAATTATTCTTGCCCCAGTCGTACCGCTTCACTCGGTTCATCACCGCTTTCCTTTCCCCGCCTTGGCGGGCTTGAGGGCTTTGAGAAGGTATTTCTTGTACCATCGATAAGCTAGCTCTTTACATTGCTCTGATGTGTCACACAGTGTTTTATGATGGCTGCACACCCATTTCCCTTCGCTGAATGGCGATGACCAGACAGAAATCAGTAGGCCAGTTATAGGGAACGCTCTGTACCCATTTGTGTCATTCCCCACCCACTTTAGCGGTTTTATCTCATACACCTTCGCCGCCGCTCGCTTAGTCTTGGGCATTGCGCAACTCCTTAAGTGACTGCCTCATCCAATCAAATGTCTTTCGCTTCATGGCTAGAAGATCGTCAGCCGTTGCATTACCAGTTGCCCAGTCATTCAGGCAACGTATCAACTGGCGTTCCTGTTCTTCGTTTTCGCAACCACTGTAGAATGTTTTGATTAGACAAGCGGCCAGGTCGTTTTCAGACTTCAACCTCTTGGCATCTTTTTCCACTTCCTCAAGGTCGTCAAGGACTGCCACCATTACCCGATGGCAATGGTTAGCTGTGTCAGATTGTGGCAAGATTTGAGGCAACAGGCATTTAAGGGAGCTTCGTTCTTCTTTCGTCGTCTTCATCGTCCAGCCTCCTGGGGGATTGTTTCAAGGACATATCGGGCGAGAAGCTCAGCATCCCTATGCATTGCGCTTTGCACAATAATGGTTCCATATTCCTCCATCGCATCTGCGCAATCTCGTTCACCTTGGCAGATGGCCATAATTGTTTCGGCTGCTTCTCTTACCTGTTTCGCATTCCATCCCCCCTCCGCCGCCTCTTGTGGGGCAGTCTTCTCCCCGCCCGCAGCGGACGAGGGGGCTAGAGCGTATTGCTTCCTAACGGCATCATCTATCCTCTTAATACAATCGTTGCAGCGAAGATCGCCGCCGTTGGGATCATAATTGTCGGCGTCGTAGAGTTCGTCTCCACATTGATCGCAGATTTTGCTTTCCATCATCTTCGCCATCTCACACCTCCCGTTCGTGGTTAAGGATTAGTCCCAAAGGTGATAAACATTGTGAGCAAATAGCCTCATGCCCTTAGCAACCCCTGGTGGTATTGGATCGCAGCTAGAGCGGTGAGGATTCGATTCCCCGCCACGTGGACTTGGGGGGAGGTTAGGACTCGGTTTCTGTTTTTCCAGCAACTCCAAGCATCTCACGTCCGTCTGCGGTTAGCGGCCGCTTCAAGTCTCGCCATTTCGCCTGTATGTACCTGCCATCCGAATGAACCATCACGCCGGATGAATATACAGCGTCAATAGTGCCCTCGAATACCACAAGGCATTTGTCGCCATGTTTCCAACCACACTCCTCTGGCGTCTTCAGCTCCAACCCGTTGACTGCTGCGTTTCCTGCTGGCATGGTTAGGCTCCTGGGGCACTATTGAGAATGTCCTGCACATATGCAGGCACTGGATTGTCTTTGATGTGTTTCTCAAGTTTCTTGTGAAGGTCTTTACCTATAACCATCACGAACTTATCTGGCTCAACCATTTCGCCGCTGTGATCTACGATAAACCTGATGCCAAACAATGGTCGCAACGACTCCATGTGTGCAAAGTCCATCTTGGTCATAGTTTCCTTGAGGTTCTCCAGCGTGACTTGTTTGCCAAGCCAGGGCTGAGCGGTCGAGTACGTTGATATGCCACTCTCTACTGGACATGCCGTCGCTAGACTTCTCTTCCCGTTTCCTGCGCTGCTCATGTGGGGGTTGCTCCTTTATTTCCAAGTCACTGAGAGATAAAACCCGATACCTGAAAAAACAAACGACACGGCAGAAATTATCATGAACCCGACACTTAACGCAGCAAGGGTTCCAGAGACGCAGCCAAAGTACAAAAACAGAAACGCCCAGTCGTAAAACCATTGCTTGTGGCGTCCAATCATTTGTTCGTAGCTTTCGTCTTTCACGTTCCTCTCCTCCTCTTCCCGTGGTTAGTGTCACCAACATTTCATCGAATGGGATACCCATGCCAATCATTTATCACGATGACTGCCCCGTGATTGATAGCTATACGGTAGCCCTCAAAGAATCCGTGCGCCTGACCTTCGCTGATGCCATCGACATCTATTAGTTGGCCACCATCTGTCCTGATCGTGACTGTCCAGTCGTAGTAGGCTTGCGGAAAACCGATGTGTCCTACTACCTTCTTGTGCTCAACAACACCCTCCACCTTGCCAAGCTGATGTGAAAAACAGATGGCACAGGTTGCGGCCGAAACGCACACCAAAGCCACAAAAGCAAAAAATGACTTCATGTTTCTCTTCCCGTGGTCAGGTGCTTAACTAAACAGGCACGACTTCCGCAGTCCCTTTATCAAGGTCGATTCTTACCTTGATATACTCGCCCCACTCAACAAACTTGCTTATCGCTTTTCCGACTCGTTCCTTTCGGATTTCTTCAATAGCCTCACGCTCTTCTTTATCCACATCAGGCAATGAGTCCCTGACAAACTCATCAACTGCTTCGCTTACACAGTCAGGGTTTTTCATCATGATTGTTATCGTTCCAAGTTTCTCGCTCATCTGTCATTCTCCAGTGAAGGGTTTCGTGGTTTCTCTTTCCGTGATCAGGAATGCATAACCAAGCAACACGCTGACAGCATCACAGTACCGCCAAACATCAAAACAGTTCCAGACATTGCGAATGGCCCGATAACGAACCCTTCGACGTTTGGCATGCCGCTAAAAGGTGAATAGGCCAGCATCAATAAGCCAATGATTATGATGGCCAAACTGAAGCCAGCGATGCACTTGATGATTCGTTGCATGTTTCTCTTCCCGTGGTCAGGGGGTGGGGGTTGTTAGGCCAAACTCTTCAACGCAACATCGTAATCAATGCCGTCATCATCGTTGTCGCAATCTTCATGTAGCTTGAAACACTTGCCACAGTGAGGGCATTCAGCACCTTGCACATCTTCAACGGTTAAATCACTGACGTCGCCGTTATTGATGTACATGTGCTTGCCACATTCAGGGCACCACACTTTGTAAATCGTTTCAACGTCCATTCTCCCCCTCGCTCTCTGCCCTGGTGGGCGGTTTGGTTAAACACGACACGCAATATGTCGCCACGTTTCCTTAAATGATCCACGGTAATCAAGCAACGCCACTACCGCAAAAGTGGAGTAAGTTTTGCCTGCTTGGAATGGGGGAGCACTGCTTGTCCAGACGTAGAACTTGCTACCAATGCCGCCAGCCACCCTGGGACCGCTCACCGCACTGATGCCATGCTCTTTACCTGGCCTAGTCCAGTAGACGCTACCTGCAGACTTGTGGCTGATCTTCCAACCATGTGCCAGCAGAACGGGCTCAATATCAATGGAGTAAGGATCGACAATGTGCTCAAACTGAATACGCCGCTTCGATAGCCTGGATGCCTGATACTCCAGATCGGCAGGCAGCAGCCGAGTTAATCGCCCCAACTCGAAGACACGATGAGCACAGGCCAGAATGATGACCGCAGCAGATCGCCCAGGCTTATGATTGAACAGGCCGGGAAGCCTCATGATCCTGGCCGGATCGTGGATGGCCTTGTCTGATCGCAGCAACTTGATCAGCCTTCGCTGCAGCCTGGACCATGCAGCCAGATCACGGATCTCGTCAGACAGTCGCCAGTAACAATGAACGCCACCGCCCGACCAGACGACCAGCGTAGGCACAGGCAAGCCGGCATAATCAATTCGCCTGGCTGCTTCTTCCAGACTGATATCGTCAAAGTCACAGAACAGGCATCTTGCCAGCGATACGTCAGCATTGCCAGCCCCACCCATGCGAGTGCGGGGATTGATGCCGGCGTAGCAATCCATCGTCCGATTCTGGAGAGCCAGCCACTTGACCGGCATATCGCCGGCATACCATTCCTGCAGCACCTTGCCGCTGTTGCGATTCAGGAGACGCAGGTTGATGATATCATCAGGCTCCCAGACGCACCGAGCAAAGGTATCAAGCTGATCGTGGAGAGTCATGCGTACACCCCCAGTCGTTTCCTGAGATGGCCGATGATGCCTTGAACCTGCTTACGTGGCATGGTCATCAGGATTCGCTTCTCGAATCGCTGGCCTGCCTGCTTAGCCAGAACGAGCAGGTAATTGACTTGCTTCTCAGATGGTGGATCTGATACGGGCTTCAGCCTGACCTCGGGAGTAACGGCCTGGCCACCGAACGGGTCAACGTCTTTCATGTAGAAGTTTGCAACCATCCGCTGGCCGAGCTTTCGGCGTAGCTCCTCAATGGCCTGCTCTTTCTTGATGACTTCCTGCTTAGCTTCCTCGATAGACTCTTCCATGGCCTCTTGTACGTCACGCTCTTGGTTGTTCGACTTGAGCCGAGCCCGCTCCCGTTCTTCCTGCTTGGCATGCGGGAAAAGAATGTCATCGGCATAGACCAGCTTGTGCCGCCCGCTGTTGCCCACGAAATCAAGCACCAGGCAATCAGGTTTGGCACTGGCCAGGATCGCCGCTACCCGTTCTTCCGGAGTATTCAGCCGATCCACGATGCCGTCGAGCGGTCGAGTACCACGCCCTAGCATCTGAGAATAGAGAGCCCTTGACTTGGTGAGCCTGGCCATAGCAATCATCGAGCAGTTAGGAGCGTCAAAGCCTTCGGTGAAGATGCCATAGTTCACCAGGAATTGCCGACGCCCCGACTTGAACCACTCAATCTCTTTCTTGCGTAACTCAGGATCGTAGTCTTCTCGCCCACCATCTTCCTTGATTCGGTAGCTGGCCACGTATTCCGAGCAACCAGGGCGGTAGCTGTTGAGCAGATCGCTGATTGCTTTCGAGTGTGCAACTGACGTAGCGAAGACCAGCGTATGGCGATTTCCAGCCAGGTCAAATATTGGTCGAGCTATCTTGTGGATGTTCTCTTCTGACCTCATCACCTCATCGAGCTCTAGCCGATCCAGATCATCCTTGCCATCATTGTGCACCTTGCTGATATCCAGCGAATCGACATGAACAAACCGCTGTTTGATATTGACCAGCCATCCCTTGCGGATAGCGTCCAGAATCTCCATCTGGTAAGCCACGCTCTGAAACAGGTCGCCCAGGTTCTGCTTATCACCACGATCAGGCGTAGCCGTCACGCCCAATAGACGGGCTTGGTCGAAGTGGTTGTAGATTCGCTTGTACTTCGGAGCAATAGCCCGATGGGCTTCATCCACGATGATGAGGGAGAAATAATCGCTAGGCCACCGCTCCAGCCGGCGGCCCCGCATCGTATCGACAGATCCAACCACGACCCGCTTGGTCAGCCCAACGCCAGCGTAGAAGTCTGCCATCTCAATCGTCGGGATGATGCCCGTCATACGTTCAAACTTGCTAGCAGCCTGATCGATCAACTCTTTTCGATGGGCTAGGATCAGCACCCGACCAATGTTGCCAGCCCAACGCTGGGCCATAGCAGAGAAGCAAATCGTCTTCCCGAGCCCTGTTCCAAGCACCGCTAGAGTGGAAGAACCAGGCTCTTGTAGCTTGTTCCAGGCACGATCTACACATTCCTGCTGGTAGTCTCGAAGGTTCACCACTCACCCCTATAAAAAAGATTCCCCAGTGCTGGACAAAAAACCTCGCTGAGGAGCCAGAGGTCAGGAACGCAGTCACGCCATCGACATACACCTTCCCCTAGCGTGACCACTCGAAGCCAGCCTTCGCAGATGAAAGTGGGGAAGGGATGTACTCAGGATGCTTTCAGGTATTTCTTGACGTTCACTTTGTCACGGTCAGCACGGTTGAACCACCGCTTGCCACCGCACACGCCGCAAGTATTGTCCACGTCACCAGCACAGCACGGACACACGAAGGCGAACGACACGCCATCTACTTCGCTTTCCACCGACTTGACGTAGCTGATAAGATGCTGGGGTTGACTGTCATAGACGCCGCCCCGGTACATATCGCCAATCCGCTGCTTCAGTTCCTTGCATGCAGCTTGCACCGCCTTGACCGCTGCCAGGCTTTCGTAGGCAGGCCGAACGCAATCAGGGATCACCAGACCGTTACAGTCCCGCACCACCTCAGCCATGCCAGCGTCAGCATCCATTTCCTGCTGGACCCGCTTGGCTGCATTCTTCAGCGTCTTGAGGTTGTCTCGGTCGTAGGTAAGTGCATCCAGGGCCTTCTCCTGGATCGCTTTATCCATGTGGCACACGGAGTAGGCATCGTTGATGGTGAGATTCTCAGCATTAAGCTCATCGATCACGTTTTGGTGAGCGTTGGCTTCGATGGCTTTCATCTTGCGTAGATTGTCATGCCCACCAAGTCCAGCAGTCTTGGCCGCAACGTCCCTGGTTTCAATTCCGCCGTTTTCGGCGTGTTTGGATTTCTTCGACGTTTTCGTGATATTTGGGTTGCCCCGACGTTCACCGAGCTGTTCCTCGATGGCTCTGGCAATGGCCAGCTTTTCGCTTGGAGTGAAGTTCTTCCGGATGTCGTCGTCGTTCTCGTCCAGCTCCATCTTGAGCAGGTTGTCAGCGTCCACAATGACGCAGGGGATTTCCTTCCTGCCCATATTCTTGAACGCCTGGAGCCGGCGGGCACCAAAGACCAGATCCATGCCCACGGTAATACCGATGGGGTGAAGTAGCTTCACTTCCTCAATCGATGCCTGGAGCTGGAGCAGGTCGCCCAGGTCCTTGCGGAACCGTTCGCCCACCTTGATCTTGCTCACCTTCACATTCTCGATCTTCATACGTTGTTATCCTTAACAAGAGGCTTTGAGTGCCAGTTCACGGGGATGGTATTCTTCAGCCAGTTTCACAAAATGTTTCTTCGCTCTTTCCTCGACCTGCCGCACTCCTTCACGAGTCAACGAGAGATAACGGCCTATCTGCTGCAACGTCTTGCCATTAGCACGACGGAGCAAAACGTAACGATGAACGGGCTTAAGTTTGTAAAGCACTGAGTGCAGCCACCTAGCATCTTCTCGTCTGCTCAACATTGCAAACGGCTGCGGTTCTCGATGATCAGCAATAAAATCACATTGCACTGTGACTGAGCCGCTGTTCTGATCAGCCACTTCCTGAGACAAAGAAGCCATCCGCCTGGCTTGGTTGGCAAAAGGAATACCAACACCTTTAGGATTTCGACTGTGCATGGTCTGAGGAAGCTTAATTCCGTTATGTGCCTGCAGCTGGATGTATCTAAAGCAGGCTTGGCGAATCCACCACGTAGCCCAGGTGATCCACCTGACTCCCCTGCTCAGGTCGAACTTGTGAAACTTATCGCAGAGCGTTTTCACGCATTCCTGATAACACTCCTCATTCCATACCTTGTTACGACCAGTGAACCGCCGAGCGATCTTCCAGATCACGCCGCTGCTGTTCATGATCACGGCATTGCGGGATTCGATGCAGCCGGCCAAAGCCTTGGCGATTAACTCGTTTTCAGCGTCGAACGAGAGATATCGCTTGCACATTACGACACCTTCCCTTCAAACAGCTTGACGATCTCATCAGATGAAACATGCTTCAGAATGATCTCGCATAATTGCTTACTGGCGGCGGACTCGGCGGCGGACTCGGCGGCGGACCAGGCGGCGGACCAGGCGGACCTGGCGGACCAGGCGGACCTGGCGGACCAGGCGGACCTGGCGGACTCGGCGGCGGACTCGGCGGACCTGGCGGCGGACTCGGCGGCGGACCTGGCGGCGGACCAGGCGGCGGACCTGGCGGACCAGGCGGCGGACCTGGCGGCGGACAATTCTTCTGCAGTTGCATTGCCATCAAGGAATCGCTTTGCCACAGCAATGCACTCAGCTACCGCAGGATATGCCGAGGCGTTTTGTGCCGTCGTCTCGGCAAACTCAACCGCTATCGTTGCTATGACTTTCTTGTTGACCAAAGATCGCCCCAACAGCCACAGCATCCAGTCAGGACGATCGCAGATACACCAGGCATCAGATAGCGACTTATCACCAGTCCAGTCCTTGGCATCTACGCAGGCATTCAGTTTTTCGAGCAGTTGTAGTAGTGACATTACGCAGCCTTCCCTTCTGCCACCGCCTGGCGATTCTTGGCGAGATTTTCGGTGAGGATGTTCTTGCAACGTGCATCCAGTCCAGACTTGGCAATACGATCTTCCCAAAGGCCCTTGGTATCCAACTCCTCTTTTGGAGCAGTGCAAAGCATGCAGGCCAGCCAGCAGTAATAGGCTTCCTTGCGAAGTGAATGGAGATCGTTATCGCTCAGGCCCACGCCATCCTTGATGATCTGATCACGGAACTGAGTGAATAGCGTTGTCTCAGGGGTACGCTGGAACTTGGATGGATCGAGGACATCCATGATCCACGCATGAAGATTCTTTTTCTTGGCGGCCAGTTCATCCTGGGTGAACTTCTCCACGATATCCTTGGGCTCTTGCACCACCACCTTGGCATCGATGGTGCGGTCAGCGTCGGCAGTCGAGGAAGCGTTGACCTGGGGAGGTGTAATCTCGCCCCACGCCTCTTGATTGGCCCCCTTGTCAAAGTCCATGACCTCTTCAGGGGTATAGATGCCAGTGACAATCTGAGGGCAGCACAACCGAACGCCTTCAGAGATCACCCGGGCAGTCAGCATCTGGCAGGGGTAGGACTGCCAGTTCTTTCGCCCTGATATGCCAGCCTTGCTAGCCCTGGCCATATCCCATTTGATGGTGACGCTTTCATCATCATGGGTGAACGTGGCAGAGACTTCGGTATCAGTCCGGCTATGCCATTTGACCTTGCCGCCGGCTTCCTTGAAGCATGCGAGCATAGCGTCAGACTTCATGCTGGGCTTGCCGTCGATAATGTGGTACCGGCGTAGTGCAGTGACAGGGTGGATGCCATCGGCCTGACCGATCAGCATCAGGGTGAGTGCTTCACCCGGTGATTTTAGCTGGAAAAGAGAAGGGCTGATTGCCTTGGACATTCTTTCCAGATCGTTCATTGGGATTCGTTCTGCTATTGCTGTCGTGCTCATCGTTTGCCCCTTGTTTAGTTGCCTGGCTGATATGCACCGACGACGGAGCAATCAAACCGAGCTGGATTCGCTTGTTTGAAATGGAGAGGAGATCGATGGTGATCTCCCCAACCGAGGGATGATAAAGCTCAATCCGTTGACCCAACTTCCGTGTCAGTACCAGCATCGTGCCAGCTCCTTTAGAAACGCTTGAAAAGCCAAGCTCCCAGGGTCCACGTCATGAAGACCCACCCAGTGATGACGACGGCACATAATCCCGCCATCGCCAGCCACTCAGTTTCCTTTGTTTGTCGTTTCATCATGGATCGCCTCTCCATTGTGCAGGCTAGTTCGGACTTCCCAGAGCAAGGTTCTCACTTCCACCGTGACTCTTGTTCCCTGGCAGCCAGTCAGAAGAACCAGCAAGATCAGCATCTTCATTTCATTCCCTCCGAGATACTAACTTTATTCGGTTTGAAGTCAATACCAAAAATACAGAAACTTGCAATTTTGGTACTAGATAGTTATAAGATAGCGATAGATTTGCATTTACACGCGAGAGGGTTTCCACGAAAATGATCCTTATGGCAGAAAAGAAAGACAGAAATGTTGAGCCAAAGAAAAGAGGCAGGCCCCTTGGCAGGAACTTCCCCGCCGATGCTTCGCCTATTCAGGCTCGTCTCACCGTTTCGATGCGTGATGCCCTTCGCAGGCTTTCAAAACTGAACGGCACGAAGGAAAGCGAAGAGGTCAGGGCAGCAATCAGGGAGTATCTATCCAAGAACAACCTGTGGCCGCCTAAAGAGGCTCAATGATCATCCTTTTCGTGATCTTCGTTGTTTGCGTGATAGCCAGCCTGCATTCAGCCAGGCCATCGTCGCCGCCTCTCCCATCTCCGCCCCGTCAGTCTCTTGTTATTCGTGAGACGATCATTCCCACGCCACACGGCGATGCCATCCAGCGAGAGTGCTTCATCAGCACAGACGCACCCGGAACTTGTGCAGAATCTCCGTGGCAGATACCCGGTAGCCGTTAGACTGGTAGAGACGAATACGACCACGCTTGCCCCACCGTATGATAGTGGACGCATGAACCCGCTTACCCCGCCTGGGTGGGATGAGCTTGGCCGCTTCAACTGGTGTGATAAGGTCTTGCATGTGCTGCCCTCGTTTGGTGATGAGAGCAGCTTAGCCGAAGAAAGAAAAACGCCGGCGAACTCAGAGAGGGTTCAAGAGGGGTTTTGGGAGAGCCAGTAATTTCCCTTGGAATCAGTGCAAATCATCGTATTCCAGGCGGGATGTTCTTTGAAAAGATCGCTGATCTTGTCAGAAAGCATATCAGCCGCCCGCAGTAACGCCCGGGCCCCCATGCGGGGAGTGTTGTTCTCCCAGGCTTTCCAGAGTGCCTTGACAATCAGGGATTGAGCGGGCGAGAAGTGGTAGTCCTGACCGAACCAACGAACCGATCGGAAGTCAGGGGAGTGGCGAGCCGGGAAGAGACGTTTGCCGATCTCTTCCAGTGACTTGCCTTTGAGGGTGGGGTAGAGAGCAGTGATGGTAGTGCTCAGGAATTGGTAGGCCTTGTAGGCTTTCACCTTGCGTTCAACGATAGTCATGATTACCTCACGTTGACCATCCCCTGATACTCCAGTTGGGAGCGATGGTCGGGAAAGTAGACGCCTCATGCGTGAGATAAAGCTAGGCCATAGTGAACAAAATAGCAAGTGAACAAGGAAAATTGATCGGGCACCGTTTATTCGTAGTCAACGTGAACACCATCAGGGGCATATCGATGAATCACAGGCTTAGGTGGCATGTTGGCTTGCTGAGCAATCAGGGCCGCACTGAAAAACAGGAATAGAGCTACCAAGACCATGAAAGCATAATACTCGAACTCATCTTTTAATTTCCCGCTATCTCGAAGCAGCCCTGCCACCCAGGGCGTGGCCGCTCCGATCACTGCTCCGACGATTACTGCAAACGTCATGTAAATCGCCTTTTCGGAGAGCTTAGAGGCCCACACCGTGATTAGTGGGCCTACGAAAATGCCAATCAGCGAAATGACATGCTCTGTTTTCATGCTGCAACAGTAATGTCATAACTCCGAAATAGCAACGATTTTCTATTATGCTCACTAGGTCATGAAGCCAACCGCCTCACCTTGTCTTCTCCGGAATGATCATACCGTTCCGTCATCGTAGGCGATGAGTGACCAGCCACCAGTTGAGCGATTTCCTTGCCATGCTGCAGGCTGATCCTTGATAGAGCAGCATGACGAATCTGGTACGGGAACCAATACGGGATCTTTCCACGCTCGCAGGCCCGACGTACCGCAGTATAGAGCGAATGAGCACCACCCAGCCAGCCAAAGCCATCAGGATACTTCGAAAGGATCACCATAGCCGCCGGCCCGAACGGGATCACCCGCCGTCGGTTCCACTTCTCGGTCTTATGATGCCGAGGCCGGTACACACCATCCACGACGTCCGAGGGCTTGAGCCTCAGCAGCTCATCAGGCCTAGCAGCCGTCATACACAGCAGACGGATCACGTCGGCATTCCGATCAGACAATAAAGGCAGCGTAGCCTCAATCTGCTCCCAGCTCACGCCTTCCACCTGATCGTTATCGACTAGTCCCAGCTCGCCACGCTTGAGCATGGGAACCGCCTGGAGACGCTGGTAGACGTTGTTATCGACCATCTCCCTACCGACGCCCCAGCCGAAGGCCTGACGTAGCTTTCTGGCCAGTTCGTTGACGTAGGCCCTGCTACGCCCCTTGGTAGCCATTGCCTTCCTGACCTCATGAAAGCACCTGGGACCGAAGGCTTCAGCCGGTAGATGACCGTAGAGTGGAAGCAACGCAAATTCGATCTGCTTGAGCTTGTCCAGCTTCTTATCCCACCACCTGGGCGAGTTCACCGACTCTTGATCTTTGACGAAGGCAGACCACAAGACCGAGATCAATGATCCGGATTGCCGGGACACATCCGGACCTGGCAGTAGGAAGTCTGCGATTATTTCACGGTATCGACGCTCAGCCATCTCGGGGTCTTTTCCCAGATAGTGAGTCTTGCCATCAATCGTAACACGATATTGACCCGTGGAATGGGTACGCATCTTAGGCACACGCATAGCGACCTCCTGCCGGCTATGTGGACAGTATTAGACAGACTGTCCAGTTTCACCGGCATGATCGCTTCCCGCATCATGCGGAAGTGCCTGGAATTAGGCTCGATCCAAGAGCCGCCCGTGGGATTTGAACCCACGACCCCCGCTTTACGAAAGCTGAGATATAGCGGAAAACCGGCTTGTTTTTGAGGTTTTCGACAATACGCAAAACACGCAAAAAGGTCAAGTCTTGCCCAGTTTAGACAGAACTGGACAGTGACTGTCCAAACGAAAAAGCCGATATGGGAATTCCCATATCGGCCTCTCGTCACGTCACCACAACGTTGAACGTGCTTTTATATTGTGCGAGCTATTCGCCCCCTGTATTCACTCGCAGCCGATGCTTCTTGTCGGCAAGAACCATTAAGGGAGCCACCGGCGATGGTATCGAAACCATCTCACACGCTTACAATACAGGATCGACCAGCAAGGTCTTGACCAGGGCAGGAGCCTGGGGCACCGTCTGAACTGGCAGGGCAGCCACTTCGATGGTCACAGCACCCTCGGCAGGCTTCCAGGCATCGCCATTATGCACCTGGACAGTCAAGGTAGCAGTGCCGGCAGCCAATGCCGTCAGAGTGTCACCGTCCACCTTGGCGACTTCGGGGGGAGTGACAGTCCACTGAGTGCCATCGGCAGCACAGGGCTTCCGGTAGTCGCCTTCGTAGACATCAAACAGCAAACCCCGCAGGTTGATGGTATCAGCTACATGCAGTCGCATAGTCTCTTCTTTCTGGCCAGTGGTCAGACTGGCCCTTAGACGTTTGGGAGTGTGTTTCCGGCCCTATTGTCGAGGTATGCACCTTTCAGGGCATTTTCTTTGCTTCGCTTGCGAGCGGCAGCCATCAGGGCCTCACGCCGCCCTTGCTCACGATCCAGTTGCACCAGGTTGAGGAATGCCTGCTCCTGGGCATCTTCCAGGCCGAGGGCTTCCGTGCCCCACTCTTCGTATCGTTCGGCCAGCGTCTTGGGGCGAGACGACGGCAGCACCGTTTCCTTGATGGCAGTAGTCAGGGTTTTCTTGGTAACTGGGGCCTGCTTCCACATGGCAGCCCGCACCATGCCCAGCACCCGCAGGAGCACGATAAAGCCAATCACCCCAGCAATCGCCAGCATCACGTAGGTCAAAATTGAATCCATGGGCTAGAACTCCACCACAGGGGGCTTTTTGGTGAAGTAGAGCCCGCCCAGGCCAAAGAGAATAGTGATCAGTAAGTTGGTTTGTGTTGCATTGAGCGGCCACCCGGCAAAGATCGTATCCTTCACCCGGGCATTATCCACGTCGAGGTTATCCAGCTTGGGAGGCCGGAGCGAACTGACAGCTTTCTTGAGCTCGCCAGGAGTAAAGGCCACCTTTTCTTGAACGGGGTCTTTCTCGTTCTCTTCGTTCAGGAGCCAGGCACAGGCCCCACCCGTGGCAAGGTCGGGCTTGTAAGCCACCGTCTTGGCCCAGATCGCCCTGACATGCCATTCATCCTCGGGCTTGCGTGGATCGTATTCACTCACGATGACATCAGGGGAGATGCCCTTGCACTGATCCACGTAGGCCTTGCGGGATTGCTCATCGACGCCGATCACGGCAATACGCTTGCCCACGTTCAGGGACTTGAGAACGCCCATCGTCTTAATCGCATTGTGGGCATCGTCGCTGGTCACCTCCCGGTCATTGATCAGGTAACCAGTGCTATTCTTGACCCTGGACCGCTCCAGCTCACGACTGGCCACACCGGTTAGCCACTTATCGCTTACTTGGTCACCAATGACGGGAGAACTAGCCACCTTATCCACGCCCTTAGCTTTCTGCTCATTGGTGTACCAGTCCGAGGGGCAGGTAGCAGGCTTGCCGGTAGCGTCAACGAATGAACCGTCAGTGTGGAGTGTCCCGATCATCTGGCCGCCCCGTTCGAGCCGCCAGGGGCCATTGCTGTTACCCACCCATGCAAAGCCATCTGACATGCCGACTCCACCGACCGTGGAGCATCCATTGGGGCCACATTGGGAAGCCAGCACAGGCACGCCCATGCCGTAGTAATCAGCCGAGTCATGGCGATGACGGAGGAACCACAGGCCGCCGAGGGCATAATAGACGATAGAGACGATCAGCATCGCCCCCATCAAACCACATCCTTTACGTCTTGCGCATCGCATCTCTTACCTCACACGGGGAATAGGAGCCGGATCGGGATGATTCAAGATGATCACTGCCCATCCATCGTGAATCCGTTTGAAGTCTTCTTCTGACATCCACTCATAGCCAGGGTAGTTGTTATCCTTGACCACCCAGGCACGACTGGGACCGCACCGGGCCCCTCGCAGATTGACCATATGGGCGATCTTCTGCCCGTTGTACCGGCCAGTGGGAGAGCGAGAGTAGGTAATGCATGGCATGTAGCCATTCTTGCAGGCCGATACTAATAGCTCGAGATCCCCATTGGTGCTCTGCAGAATGTCAAAGGGCTCGACGTTGTTTGCCTTGGCAAAGTCTTTGATCTGCTGGGCAGCCTTCTCGGGCCATGCCCCACCAGGGAACCGCTTGAGAAATCCCTGATACTTGCCTGGGTAGCCCCTGACATGGTGCCAGTCGCTGGCCATCTCGATAGACGTACCAACGCACAGGCCGGCACCATCGCTACCGCCCGTATTCTTGATCTCTCGATCAGTGGGCAGATCGATATCAAGTTCGGTGCCATCGGGCAGCCTGGGCTCTTGAGTAACGCAGGGCAGACGCACCGACGGACCTTGAGCGGGCACCTGGCAGACCGAGAGGAACGCCAGGACCAGAACGCCCGCCACCACGAACAGCCGAGACAGCTTCATAGACTTTCCCTTTAGGGCTTGGTCAAGATGGTGAACTTGGCCAGTAGAGCTTTTGCCATGTACTGGTAACGCTGCTGCCCAGCTTGTGCCCAGGGAACCGATTTCTCTTCAGGTTCAGCCAGATAGATTCTCTCAGCCAACGCATCCACGCTTGGCTCAAGAGACACGCCGCTGACTACCGCCTGCTTGATCGTTTGTGCTTCAGCCACGCCCGTTTCGACTGCCTTCAGTACGCCAGCTACATCCTTGTTCTGCAAAGCCTTCCAGCCCAGCCCCACGATGGAGGCAATGGCAGTGGCGATAGTTCCGAGGATCGTTGGATCAGTCCAGGGCGAAGAGGTCGTAGTGCTGGTATCAGCCGACGCAGCACTGGCCTTGATCGTCGTGCCAGTACCAGAGGCGGGGTGATTAGCCAGTCGATAGACGGCGAAAGACGACGCAGCCAGAAAGACCACGCCGAACAGGATACAAAGACCGTGCTTCTTCAGAGTTTCCATGCTGCCCTCTATTGGTAAGGTCGTTCCGCAATGCGGTGAAGGTTGTACGCCACGAATCCAAAACAAGCGAAGTGAGCGACCAGTACCAGAGTGGTTACCACTGCAATCGAGCGAGTGTAATCACGCAGGCCATTGGCGATATCATCACGTAGGCCGGGCTTGTTTGCCGTACCAAAGATGGCTTCCTTGAACTCCCTGAGCACCGCAGCCAGGTCACCGATGCCCAGCAGGGACTTGTCATCCTTGGGACCACCTTCGATCTTTTGCATCACGGGCTTAGTCAGGTGACAGGCACATGAAGTACAGTCGCATGGATCACAGGGACATTGCTTCGATGGCTTCTCGCCATCAAGAAAGGCATCAACCATATCGCAGAATTGGTCTGGGTTGTACGTACAGACAGAGGGCACACCGTCCACGTGACGTTGAACATTCACCCGATTATCGCTATCCACCTGAACCGCAAAAAAGCAATCGACGAAGATTCCATCCTTGTTTGGCTTCCAACAACCAAAGAAGGAGCCGTGCCGAACTGGATCATGGATCACGCCCACAATCCTGTTTCTGTCGCCAAATGCCCACTTCCCAGGCACCTGATTGCTCGACTCAATGAAGGCCACCGGAGGCAGATCGCCACCCTTTTTCTTGTTATCCAAGGGCTTTGATGGCAGCTTGATATGATCAGGGAACGGCACATGTTTGCCGTTAGCCGTCAGTTCGAAGTAGGGGTACTTGAGAATCGCCTTCCACTCGTAGATCACCGGCTGATTCTTGGTGAGTTGAACGCCTGCAAGGATGCCCACGAACAGACCCAGGCACAGGCCAAAAAGCAGAGCGGGAAGTTTATTCTGTTTTTGCATGTTTCACTCTTGCTTGAAAGTTCTGAATGAACTAAAAGAGATGATAGGATACCATCTCCATGGACGGATTTGATTATGCACACTAGGTCGAAGCCTCCGCAGACGATCCGTCAAAAAACGAATAAAGAGATAACATTTGGCCAGGATATGATGGCCATTCTGTCGGAAGTGGTGAAGAAGCACGGCTTGGTAGGAATCAAAATCTATTGGCACGAAGATGAAGAAATGGAGCTGGAGACGTTCACCGTCGAGGCAGGTATCCGCCAGAAATCAGGCAGCAATATCACCGATGCCGTATTGCGAATCGCTGACAAGATGCCCACGAAGACTTGCACCAACTGCCAGCGAGAGCGAGAAATCACGCACTTTGCCAGTAGGCGACTGGCTACAAGTGGTATCAGGTCAGTCTGCAATATTTGCAACCGTCAGGCAGCGAACGGCCTGCCCACGATATCGCATGAGGAATGATAGGGGTATTCTTCCCGCATCCGTTCTTCCGTGATCTGATTGCCCGTTGCATCGAACCAATTGTATGGAAGTGAGTAGAGATAGCTGATAAAGTCTTCGATGCTATCACCGATAGTTTTCACGTACATAGACAGCTCAAGGATGATCGTAGGTTCATAATTGATAATAGTTCTCTCTGCCCCACGCATCGCCCGGTACTCATAGCCATCGACGTCGATCTTGATGAGCGTTACTCTCTTGGGAAAAACATAATCATCGATTCGTTTAAGAGTGACATCAAATGGATCAGTATGGTCAGGGTTAAGATCATACCCGTAGTTCTCACCTTCTGGCTGCATCAGCCACGCATTCGAGAAACGAACGTTCTTCAACATGCCAGCCTTATCTGATACGCCAGCACGCAAGGCCCACAGGTATTGCATGTTGACGAACTGCAGCCGACGCATCGACTCTACGTAAAGTCTGGGACAGGGTTCAAACATGTAAACCTTGTCAGCCCCATTGACCAGCATCTGTAGCGTCTTATCGCCCAGGTGAGAGCCAGCATCAATGCAAACGCCGTACCTTGCATCACGGTAGGCCTCATCGATGTAATCGCCGGGAGTGGTCAAGCTCATGGTAATTCCCCCAGTGGTATGCCGGTGAACCATTCCTTATCGGGCATTGTTGGTACTGGGAACAGCTCGCCTGCCAGAATCTTTGCCCGCAGATCACGAATAGAACCATGCGAGAAGTTGACGAACTCTTTCAGCTCCATCGCCAGTTCAAGAGACTTGTGGCTCTTATCCTTGGGCGATACGCCATAGTCAGAACGCTTGAGCGGCTTCTCGGTGTGATGATGCTCTTCGCTTTCGTAGGTCAGCATCCGCCGATCATAACGGAAGGGGTAGCCATTGGCGGCCATCGCCATCCCACAGATATAGTCCTCACCACCGCCACCGTCGCATAGATGCTCAGGCCAGCCGTTACAGGCCAGCAGGGCTTCTACCGGCATGGCACAAGAGCAGCCGAACATCCACGACCCGGTAGCGATCACCGGGCCATCATCACGCCCACGATCCCAGCGAGAATCGACGCCGGCCGGGAACTCCTCAAACGATATCACTTCCCCGTTGATGACGTTCAGTTGTTTGACTTTCTTGTAAGCACCCAGGACGATGTAGTTGCCTGCAATCGCTTCCCTGACTGCCTTGAGCCAGCCAGGCAGCAGAACGCTGAGATCATCAACATAGGCGATCCATGGCCCAGCAGCATAGCAAAGGCCAGTCGAACGCGCATTGCTTGCGGCGAAGTAGTCTTCCTTGGTCAAGCGAGTAGGCCCTTGCCACACCGAGGGCTTAGGCAGGACGTGCTTGACGTAAGAAGGGAGATTCCAATTTCGTTCGTGCTGATAGAAGTCAACAATCACGACGTTGACAGGTTCTCCGTCGAGTTGACGACGCAGGCTATCAAGGAACCACTCAACGTGACATTCACGCCTATAAGTGACGTAGCAAATTGTCAGCATTAGATCGTCCTCTTGAATACTGCCCAGTCGTTACCCTCGGGAGCAGTCACCCGGAATAGTTCGATGAACCCGTTTTCCAGCAGCCACGTTACCGACTGGCTGACCGCACCGCCGGCCCAAGACAGATCGTCCAGTACAACATGCCCACCGATAGGGACAGCTGGGGAAAACCGCTGAACGTCTTTCAACGCCTGGGGCCCGTGGTTGCCATCTACGTGCAGCAGGTCGATAGCGTGGAAGGGTTCAAGCTCATCCGACTTGCAGCGTAGTATCTTGCAGTAGCCAGCCGCTTCGTAGGTATCGATCAGGTCATTGGCGGTCTTGTACATCTCATCGTAAATCTTGGGGGTGATCGTCTTGCCCCACCAATGAGCATTGTCGCCCGTCTGCCCTTCTACCGAGGCTTCACCAGAGTAGGGATCGATGCCCCACACCATGCCTTCCTTGTTCGCCTTGCAGGCCAAAGCCATCGGCATCAGGCTCTTACCTGACCATACGCCAATCTCCACGACCGTCTGAGGCTTCTCGCAAAGCACCAGGTTGGCCAGCGTGTAGGCCTTCTCGATCGTGCACCAGCCATGAGGCAGTGCCACGATTTCCTTGATCTTCTCAAACAGTTTCATCACACTGGCTCCAAAAGAGATTCAACAGCCTGGGCATCATAGAAACGAATTTCACTCCACCTGTCGTGGAGTCCTTGGGCGATGATCCACCGACCATCTTTCAGGATGGCACCACCGGGGAAGAGCACCTCACAATGGTTGTCGTGCTTGTCCGAGGGATCAGCCACGTCGAGCGGGTCAGGACACCAACGCCTGATAGCGTATGGATGTCTGTTCTCGAACGTGTAAAGGCCCATGTTGTATTGACGACGCCCATTCCACTCAGTAGACCCGTGGAAGAAGTGGTACCACTCATCTCCCACCAACACGGGCGAAGCTCCGCCGCACATCCGACCCCCCGTCCAGGTAACTTGCGTGGGAGTGCTTGCGACGAATTGCACGTGCCGGCCTTCAACCCGCATGATGCGATGGGGAGAGATGGAGTAGACCGCATGAGCAATGCCCCCTATGTCGAAGTAGGCGTGGTTCTTTTCCCAGTAGGCCCGACCCGGTATCTCGGGATGGAACCGATCTTCCACTTCGAAGGTATCTTCGTTGATCCTGGCAAAACATACGTTAGTCCAGGTATTCTCCACCTGGGCCTTGGCAGTATCCACAACCACCCCGATGAACATAATGTGGAGCTTGCCATTGAGCCGGAATAGCCTGGGATCTTCCCGCCCGAAGCTACAGGCTCGAAACCGCAGCTTGAGTACATGCCCATCGGAGATAGGCTTGAACTCCGAATCAAGACGCACCGCCACGATCTGAGAGCCTTCCCAGCCGGAGCGGTAGACGAAGATATACCCGTCTTTATTCTGATTCTCGATAATCGAGGGATTGAACCGAACGCCAGGCAGTCTTGGGCAGAGATTCGTCTGATCGAACCGGATCGGCGTATCGTTCCACCGCTTGCCCTCCACACGCTTGGGGAATGTCTTCTCCGCAGGCAGTCCCAGGAACGGCAGGTATCGAGGATCACGATCAGCGAAAACCTTAAATTGTTTGATATGTTCTTGCGTTAGCATTGTGCCACCGTCCCAACCCAATGAGTACCAATGAGAGCAGGATCAGCAGCATAGCACCCGCCATGCTCGTTACCCGTCAACATGCCTGTAGCTGTTCCAAGGAAGGGCGATTCGCTGTGAAGCGTGACCTTGAAGCCTTGCAGTTCCACAGGCCCTTGCTTCATGCTCAGATGAAACGACCGGCGAGGCCCGTCATGTTCCAGATAGGTGAGCGTGACATAGTCGCCATTGAGTTCATAGACGCCCCAGACCTTGACCGCACCGTATGAATGCAGCGTGAGCTTGAGCTCTTGATGGGGAAGTTTGTCGTTGTTGTAATCCAATAAAATGGATAACTGATACGGTTCCTTGTATTTCCCCGACCATGAATATCCGTCACTCATAGCGGGATTTTCATGGCAGGCTTTTGGGTTGTCTTCCTTGACCATCTGCCCCTCTTCGTCAGGAAATCGCTTCCAGTCCGTGCAATTCATGCACTTGGCTATATTCGTGAACCGATGCACCTTGCAATGGTGCTCCTTCCTTGCTCCGTTGCAGGTATTGCACTTCAGCCCCTTAGCTAATAGCTCCGCATCATGCAAGCGTCCTTCCTCTAAAGTGAGCTGATTTCCCAAATAAATGCACTGACGAGCATGGGGCATCGAGCGAAGGAGAACGGATGGCGAATTACTTGCATTGGCATCCCACAATTGACGCATCCTTTCACCGTATTCACTATCCTCCAGGGCAATGTCTCGAGTATGCCCATAGTGGATAGTTTTGTGACGTTGGCAATAATCGTTTGAATCCAGAGGGCAGATCATGGATTGCACCTCGATGTCCATGTAGCACTGATCAAAGGAGTACCGCTGCAAGGGCTCGTATTCAGGATCAACGCCCCATGCGGACCGCTGCCCAGGCCGTTGAGCCTGTCAATCTGATAAGTGCCAAGATTAGCCACAGAGAAAGAGAACGGATCGCAGCTAGCGGTTGCAAACTGAAGCACGTCTTGATTAAAGTAAATGATCGTGGTGGGGTTGATGGCGGGAGCAGGCGAGAAGCCTTGATAGAACACACCAATGGCACAGAACATCATCCGATCATTAAAGCAGGTGAACCCGCTGAGGACGTACCAAGCGTTTTGTGTTTTGTCGATCGGCTGCCCTGAGAGCGGATCAAGGTTAAAGTTGTAGCACATCGCCTGAATACCTACGCCTACCGTACCAGTACCCAGGCCCATGGCAGAGCAGGCGTCTGAGGTATCAAAGTTGCTGGCATCCGTGACGTTAGCTGATTGTGTTAGAGTGCCGCCACAACTCGACTTGTCTTGCACGAATGCCGTACCGCTGACACAGGTGCTGAACATATCGCAGCCAGTGAGTGACCAGCTGTAATCGAAGCGATAGCAAGTAGGACAGACGTTCAACTGAGTTTTGCAACAGGTTGGGTTGCCGTGGCTTTTCGATCCGCTCGCACTACCAGCCGCATGGCAGGGATTGCACGTGCCGCACTTCTCAATGATCGCCTTGAGAATGCCAGCCGTCATCTCCTGCCCAGGAGGTAGCCTAACGCGCGTGCCCATTCGTTCCTCGTTAAATCTTCGTTACCGTGACCGTGCCGTCGCCATTACATTCCACGTCCCAGTTGTTATCGCTCGCCTTGTGACCGGAACCCGACCCGGTAGACGTGCCACCGTGGAACAAGTTGTCAGCATTCAGATTGACCGCACCCCGGCAAACTCTCGTCCGAACGATGCTTCCCATCTTCACCCGCTGCCTGACCTTGCCATCCTCGGGATCAGGAACCAGCTCATCGTCTTCAGCTATCTTTTCGTGCCATTCGATGGCATCGCTACAGGCTTCCGGCAACCACTTCACGTGATGGCTGTACACCACGTCATGGGTAGACTTCGCTTGAAATCCCAGGTATGCCTTGGCTACCCGGTTCAGGAGCTTGGTACGCTGATCGTCTGAAGACTCGGAGATATCCAGGTGATCGTGGAACGTGACCGTGCCCGTGCCATTCTCGGAAGAGTAATCGCTGATCGTGTTGACCGTCAGGTCCTTGGCTATTCGCCAGCCATCATCGGAGTCAGGGAACGTCATACGGATCGTTTTGGGCAGCAAGGCCGACAGATCACGATGAACGAAGTCATATTCCCCGCCGGCCAGCCGATACCAGTTCGCCGTAGCCAGGTTGGCTTGCTGCCTAGTGCTATGCCAGTCGTATTCCCTGACTCTCACCGTGGGAGGATGGGCCAGCGTCTGCCGTTCCATATCGCAGGAGATTTTTCGCCCCACGTTCCAGGCCACTGCATCCAGCACGATACCCAGCGTCAGGCTGTTGATGTTCTGCAGCTGCTGATGGGGATAGAGCCATTCCTTATCGACCGCTGGGCAGTCCCAGGCTGTCGTATCCAGCCCGGTCCGTTGCCTGAGCAGGTCAAGCAGGGAATCCCAGCTACTGGCATCTTCGGAGGAAAGATCGCCGCAATGATCCTGATTCCACCAGTACCGCTGATCGACCAGCGTACACGCCCACAGGTTGTTCGAGTTGATCCACGAGGGGCACGACGACAGAGGCCGAGGCGGTAGCAGCCACATCGAATCGCAGGTGATCGTATCCCCGCCATGATGCAAGATCAGTTGCTTGGGATCAGACTTGTGCGGATCAGGGTCTTGGCCGTAACAGGCTTTCCGCAGGTCATCGAGTTGATCGTCAGTCGAGAGGAAGTGATACCGTGCCCAGCGTGAAGCATTGGACGGCCACCGCAGCACGTTCAAGCGGAAAGGCAGATTCCCCTCGAGGTGCTGAAAGTAGGTCAGGTCCGTGAAGATAGGATTGGGCTGAGTATGCCAGTCGAAGGTACGCCATTCGTCCAGACTGATATTCTTGTTGATCCAGTCTTGCACCTCGGGAGTAGTCTGGAGCAGGTCGATACCTGCATAGGTTGCACTCATGGAGTAGTCCTCAGAGCTTGCCACTCGATTTCCAACTCCACCATGGCATCGCCCTGGGTCTGATCCTTGTAGTCCTTCCTGGGCTCATTGGTCATGAAGGCCCGCATCGGATGACGCAAGAGGAAGTTGCCCGTAAAGTCCTGGGGATGGTACAGATCGAGCGAATCCTCCACCTTATCCAGTACATCTATCAGGCCGCCATCATCCAGGGCCCAGTGATCGTCTTCATAGTTCACATCAACCGAAGCATTATGCCGGTAGTAGATTTGAACCCGGCCTTTTTTGTAAATGAATTGCCGCCCATGCCCTTCGGTAGTTTCCTGCAGGAACGTGGAATATAGGGGCACCACAACGAGACTATTCTTCCCCTCAAGAGCTGGGGGATTCTGTCTGAACGACAGGTAGACACGACCATCGGGCAGGCAGTTGTCTGCCTGCAACTTGGCGATGATTGCCGAGAAGATATTACGTGCCGATACTCCAACAGTAGCCATAGCTGCCCCTTTCTACGGTTACGGAGTCGGATCGTACAAGAGACGCTGAGTAAGCAGGCCACCAGCCGAGCAGGTCACGTAGTATTTGGTAACGTCGGTTGATCCGAATGGGTTGGCTGCTCCACCGTTGGGCCAGATATAGGCCTCGCCGGCTGTCAGGTTGATCGTAGCCGCCGGAGCATTGCTCGAGTTGGTCTTGATCGTGCAGGCCACTGGGCAATACAGATACATGGAGGTCAACTGGGCATACGGGAAAGACACGTTGACCAGCTGATTAATGGCTCCAGCTGGGAGCGTTTCGTCAAGGTTGGCTTCAGCACCTGCAGAGTAGGTATTGGAAGCAGTGACAGTGCCGCTGCCCTCTGAGAAACTACGAGTGATCGAGTGAGAGAACGCCATAGCGTTGTTCCCTTCCTTGGGAAATGTGGTACCACGCCCCTACAAGCCCCATTGTGCATACTAGGTCGATATTACCCGACAAAACTTGGCGAATATCCTGCCACAAATCGGGATTGGCTGATCGTGTTGGCTGCCCGTGCCGAGGGATCGTACATCATCTTCCCGACCGCAAAGCCCGCATCGACTCCTGAATACTGGCTCCTCACCTGGGCCGAGGAAGTGTGCAGGTCTTTCGTCAGGTACCAGTAGGTGCCCGACACCCGCCAGGCCTTGCTGGTCGAGTTGCAGATCGGAGGCACCGCCGGGGTAATGTCTTCCCTGAGCAGGACATCGTTACTATCCCCGGTATCAGGGGAAGGAAGAATGATGCTGGCTGGGTTTGGCCCGATCCAGGCCACCGTCCACTCAACCACCTTGAGTGAGTAGGGATGGCCGAGCGTAGCCACCTGGGGAGCAGGATAGGCAGTCGAGCCTGGGCTTGCGGATTGCTGAATGCCTACCGGCATCACGGCCTTATTGTGCATGGTTCGGTAGCTGACATCCATCTGCCAGTCTTCGTACCAGCCGAGCGTAGCAAGATCGACCGAGGACAGGCCAGTCGCTGCAGTGCTGACTGTCAACGCTGGCACCGTGGACACCGAGAAACCGTACTGGAGCCCGGTATTGGTAACAGAGCTGAACGCCTGGGGAGGATTAGGAAGTGATCCATTCGTGGCCTTGTCTTGGTATGCCACCCTGACATTACCAGCAGCATCAGTCTGAAACACAGCATTCAGCGGAGTGCCATTCACGAAGCAACCGTTGATGATCGAGGTGCCCAGACAAACGCCCAGGTACGTTCCAGCCTTGCCACCTTCTGGCATTTGTGGAGACCATGCCTTATCTGGCTGAGAGCCTGGGGCAGCTTCACCGATTCCACGATACGCAGACAGGGCAGTATCCAGATCGTTGATATCGTCGCCAGCACTGAGCCCAGTATCAGCCAACTGAAGACCAGCCAGACCGATGGCCACGGGCTTCCAGATCGCCTTGATCATCAGATCGACAGAAGTGTTATCCAGTGAGTACGTCACCTGAATGTCAGTAATCTGCATCAAGCCGGGCTTCTGCAGCTTGGTCAACGCAACACTCAAAGCCTGCTTGAGCAGATTAAATCGGTATTGATTCTTGGGCCCTACCGCTGTCACATGAACAGCCGCCGAGGTATAGGCCTGCTTTCCCTCATTGGCTACTGAAGTACCAACGCTAAACTCGGCTTGCAGCTTCAGTGCAGGAGAGAGCGAACCGAGGGGCAAAGCCACTTCCACATCCGAGAACGAATAGCCCAGCATCATGCCGTCAGGGGTTGCTTGAATCTTGACATTCTGCCTCTTGAAGCCAGGCAACTGAGGATGAAGATCAAAAGCTATTTGATGAGGTCCAAGCATGTTGTTGAACTGCAACAGTTCAGGACGGCATTTAATCTGCCCTGATACTTGTCTCACCGTTAACCACGTATCACCATCGACATCGTGAGCCATCGAGTAGCGATGGGATTGAATGAACTTGTTAGCACCGCCAACAGAAACACAGGCATCCGTCCAAGTCTCCACCGCAAAGCGAACATAATACAATCCAGCACCGCCGATCTTGTTCACGACGCAATAGAGAGGCTTGGGGCCTTGGAAGGAATCACAGGGGAGATAGGTAGGATTAACGACCGCACCGCCTGGGGCAGCTCGATTGGTCACCAGGGGCGATTCGAGCACCACCCGGCCACCGACGCCCCACTGGAGCAGGCCCCTTTCCTGCATGAGCTGATCACGCACATACGCAATCTGATCAGGGAGCAGGCTGTTATCAAAAGGGATAGATCGAACGGGATACGTAGCACTGGTCAGCCACGCATTCACCTGGGGATTGAGGATACCGATCACCTTAATTACATGGTGATTGACGAGCTTTTGAGCACCGTCGGGAGTCCTGACTTCATCGACTTCATAGGATTCTGTTAGCACATCGGTCAACAAAACGTTATTATAACTGAGGTAGGTCGAACCCTTCAGAGCGGACGTATCGCTGGCCTGTATCTGCATGAGGTTTGGCATCACCCCATTGTGCATACTAGGTCGATCTTATGATTACTTTTGAATGCCCTTACTGTCACAAGTCACTGAAAGCAGCCAGCGAGCACGCAGGCAAGAAAGCAAAGTGTAACGGATGCAGCCAGAGCGTAGATATCCCCGTGCTGGTACAGGGCACGCTGGAAGAGAAGCAAAGGATGCTCGGTATCCTTCCACCCATGAAACTGGCAGATGATGTAATCACACCCGAAGCTCCGGAACCCAAGGCCAAGCTATCGTGGAAGTGGATCATTCTGATCATGCTAGGAATCAGCCTAGCAGCATTCTTCGCCTTCCTTGGTCAATCCAATTATGCCCCAGTAGGTATAGGCGGGGGCACCATGTACAGCGAAGTGAGAGCTGAGAATCGGGTCAACGGCATGATCGGAAGCGGAGTCGCTATCGCTGTATGCTTTGCCACGCTGTTCTATCTCAAGATCAATTCACGAAACGACGTGGCGGGGCAATAGGCGTTCTCTTGATCTGCATCGCCAATGCACCGGGAGGAGTTGCTGCCACTATATCGTCAGCCCTATCCCTATCTGCATCCCTTGCCATACGCTTAGCCATCAGACGCACACCGATATTGACGAAGTTTGCATCCTCGAAGATATCTGCATTGCGGATATTATCAGCGAGCTTCTCCATCATGGCAGGGAAGTTCTGCCCAGGCCGGTTTGCCCCGATCCAGTTGTTGGGAGCCAGTGCCCCCCACTCTTTGCCGCCGCCAGCTAACGCCTGGGAAATCGGAGTCAGTGCAAAGTTAGCCAGCTTATTCAGGCCGGTAACAATGTTGTTCCAGACATTGCTGGCAGCCGTCTCGATGGGTAGTAGCGTCTTGTTCAGTTCTTCCCTGGACTTCAGCACCTTAGTGAACGAATCGGCAATTTTGGGGGCCATCTCGAGATTATTCATCAGCCGGCTGAGATCGTAGGTAGCCAGGCCCGTGGCAATCTTGGCATCCAGGTTACCGAATCGGGAGCGTGTTTCATTGATCACGTTATCGCTGGTATGGATCGCCAGCTTAGACAGGATCATCGGAGCAGCAGCCACCGCCGCAGCAGTCGCCATCGTTGCCCACTGAGACATTGACGTGGCAGCAGCAGCACCCGCTGCATTGTACCCAGGATACCCCGGAGGAATGGGAGGCACCAGCATAGGCTTGCCGTTGACGCCGATATTATTCACCGCAGCCGCCACTCGATTGGCAGCAGCCTGATTCGCCACACCGCCACCAGCAGCAGCCGCAGGGCTTCCCTTGCCCGTATAAGGCAGATCGAAAAACGCCTTGAGGCCTTCCTTGGTCCCCAGCTTATCGATCATCTCGACTGCTTTGGAGGTATCGGCTACCGGCCTGGGCATCGTCTCAGGAGTGATACCCCTGATCTTCTCAGCAAACGTCTGGCCATCCTTGCCCCACTTGATGGCATTCACCAGGGTACGCTGAAAGCCGCCCAGGTCACCTTGCAGGGCACGAAACGCAGCATTCACATCCCTGATGGTGGAATAGTTAATGCTCTGCTCTTCGGTTCCCTTGGTTTCTTTGGTTCGCTTGATCTTGAGATCATCGGCCCGGGCATCGCTGACCGGAACCTCGTCTACTTTCTGAGAACCGCCATTTTTCTTCAGCCATTCGAGCAGTTCCTTGTTGGCATCGCCGTTGCCGGTACGATCCTTGGCATGGACCTC